AGAAGCAGGTCTAACACCTAGCTTAACTAGACAATATCAACAGGAATATGCAGAAGAAACTGCACGTCAAGCAGAACTTTATAAAAACTTTAGAATGCCTAAGAGCGAAGAAACGGTTGAAGACGATAACCAAGAAGATTCTTGACTTTCAGTGACTATAAATACCAGATACAACTAACAAGAATTACCATATGAAATATTTAATAGATTTTAAAAACGACACGGCTGAAGCAACAATTCAGCAATATTTCACTGATAATACTATTACTGTCATTAGACAGTTTGATAAATTGGGATTAGTTTATGAGGTGTCTACTGATTCTATCCCACCTACTACTGATATCATTGAATATGTTATCAATGATGAGGAAGCACCTATAAAACTTTTAAGTCGTGAAACGGTCGATTTTGATCCTGAAGTTGATTCAAATTGGTGGAAACTTGCAGTATTAGATTTACACGTTTATGATAAGCCAACTATAACACATAAATTAAATGAACATTATATTAGTGTATATGTTGTAGATAGCGGAATTACTGCGGATCATCCTGAATTTGTTGGAGTTAATGTAGAAAATGTTTATAGCTATGATGGTACATTTAATGACATTAACGGTCACGGTACTGCTATATCTAGTATAATAGGTGGTAATACTTGTTCATTAGCTAATACAGACATAAAAGTTGTAAAAATATTTGGAGAAACACCTACTTATCAAAGTCATTTACTTGCGGCTTTTAATGCTATTATTTCTCATAAATCTGCAAATCCTTTCCGATCAGTAGTTAATTTAAGTTGGGCTATTGATAAAAATGAGTTTATTGAATCTAAAATTCAAAAATTGCTTGATAATAAGATTATAGTTGTATGTTCTGCAGGTAATGCAGGAATACCAATTCCCAATGTTACTCCATCATCGATGCCCGATGTGGTAACAGTTGGCGCATATAACCAAGACTTTGAACCATGTGATTTTTCTAACTATACAAGTAGTGGAATTGCAGTAACAGGTGGAACTGTTAACTATGGTGCAATCGATGTGTGGGCTCCGGGTGTTGGTATTATGGCAGCCAACAAAGATGGTTCTTATCATATTGTATCCGGAACTAGTATTTCGTCTGCTATCCATAGCTCTGCTGTAGCATTTCAACTTGGGTTAGAACTTAGTATAAGTGACCCTAATCAATATTTAAGTTCAGTATTTTATAATAACTTTCCTAATATTGATAAAAGACGCGCCGGCTGGAGAGAACATATATTAACACTAGAAGGTAACTATGTAAATTCAACTAATAGGATAACATCAATGATGTCTAAACCTGAAGTACTTCAGACTGTAGCATTTGATCTATACAGAACAACAACAGTGGGACAGCCATTTGGTGAAGTTGTATTTGTGAATATGTTCATTGAGTCATATAACCTAGAACAGCCACTTCCTACAGGTTTACAATTAATTGATGGAATTATTGATGGAATTATTGATTCCAATTATTTAGAAGGTCAAGACTACAAATTATTCTCTACAAAATGTAATTTTACAACTATTTTAGGAGTAACTGGATTTAGTGAAATACGCTTATTAATTAAAAAAGATAGTGAGTTTGATGTTACATTGTTAGACGATCCTGAAGTTGTTGTACATTTACAACTCAACTGTGATTGGGTCACCACTGGCTGCTACGGCCAGCTCTGCACCGCTCCAGCGAAAGGTCTCACCTGTGTTTGGCTTGGCTTTGGTTCCGCATGCGCCTGCGTATGAGGTTAATAATTATGAATTTTACAGACAAAATTAAAGAACAACTTAAGCGTGGCCGTGATATTGTTTTTGTTGATACTGAATTAGCACAAGAACGTATTGCTATATGTAGTTCATGTGAATATTTATCCGGACTGCGTAATTGTAAAAAATGCGGTTGTTTTGTTGACGCTAAAACAAAATTAAAAGGTGCTAGCTGTCCAATAGGTAAATGGTAAATGTATTGGATACCGGAGATCAATGATAGTAAAATTAAGGCTCTGTCATTTAAGAACGCTATCTTTTCTAAAAGAGCACCGATCGATATTGCAGTAGATGCAGTAAAAAGAATAACAGAACGATATCCCCCACCTTATACATTATTTGCATCTGGTGGTGTGGATAGTCAGTCATGCATATATGCTTGGCTTAAATCAGGGGTAGATTTTAAGGTTGTGTTTGTTAAATATGAAAATGATTTTAATGAGCATGATTTTGTAGAATTACAGCTTTTCAAAGAAAAATATAATTTTGATTTGGAAATTTTAAATTTTAACGTAATACCCTTTTTAACCACACAACTAGAGAAATACGCAATTAATTATAATTGTATATCACCTATGTTATGTACTCACTTTGCTATGTCAGAAATGGTCAAAGATGGTACTGTAATTTTTAGTGGGGTACTTGCTGGTTACTATATAACTGAACTTAATATGCTGGAAATAGCATGGCTAAATTATACTAAGTTAAGTAAAAGAAATATTATAGGTCACTTTTTTGGAATAGAAGATCCAGAATTACTTTTTGCCTTTATAGACATATACCAGCGTGTTCACAAACAAATAGTAAACGATCCAAATATAGATAAGTCAATCAACATATATAACCGACATTTATATGATTATAAAATAAAATATTTGACGTATCAAGAAGGTGGGTTCCCAGTAATACCTCAAGAAATTAAACTCAGTGGTTTTGAAAAAATAAAAGATTATTGCGACATACATTTTCCAATCACACCCAAAGAACGTTTAATGTATATGACTCAACCTAGCAAAAGAGCGTTTGAAATAAAATTTAGATACCCTTGGATTGGTAAGGTTAATTCAGAACAACTAAAAATAATATATTAGTAAAATAAAAGTATAAGTACACTACTATGAAAAAAATTCCAGCATTTAATATACCATTTTATGAATTTACGGCTGACGAGCAACTAACAACTAAAACACTAGAGTTAGCACAACGTCAACAATATACTGCAAATATAACAAATAAATTGAATTTTCAAGAATTAATAAAAAGTAAAGAATTAGTTACTTGGTTTAATTCGTGTATACTAGAAACTAAAAATGATTTGTATAAAGACTCTTTGTTTGATATAAAGGTAAGTGATGCATGGTATAACAAATCGTCATATACTGAAAAACATCATATACATGCACATCCAAATTCTGTACTTAGCGGAATATTTTATTTAACAACCCATACTAAAAAAGCTAAAACTAAATTTTATTTTCCTAACCCATTCTATCATATGGATTTTAGCAATATAATATATTCGGGTGAACATTTTATAACTTCCGAAAAATTTATAATAACTGAAGTGCAACCAGTTGCAGGCAAGTTGATTATTTTCCCTTCTAATATTCGACATGATGTTGAAACTAATATTACTAGGGATAATAGATATTCTATAGCATTTAATTCATTCTTTTCTGGAATTATAGGAAAAAAAGATTCTTCTACAATGTTACATATTACTGTGCAATATCCGGATTTAGAATAAATTACCCAAATAGACTTACTTTTTGTGTAAACAAATAGTATACTTTGCTACATGAACTATTTTATTGGGTTGTAGTTAGCTCAATCAATACTATTCTAACTTGTTGAAAAACAAGACGGAACTGTGTTAAACTTTAAAAGTAAAAGTGATTTTCATAAAATAACCGGAGAATGGGCTAACACCATTATTAGAAAAACAAAAAATGGTTCATTTTACAATGGTTATAGAATAAAGGACATAGATGAATAATTTGTTTAAGAAGGTGGCAGCATTTACAGATCTTCATGTGGGATTAAAGGGAAATTCAACAACTCATTTAAATGATTGCGAAGAATTTGTAGATTGGTATATTGCTGAAGCAAAAAAAGCAGGCTGTGATACAGGTATTTTTCTAGGCGACTGGAGTCATAATCGGAATAGTCTTAATCTAATTACTCTAGATACTAGCATCCGTTGTTTAGAAAAACTCGGCGCAGCCTTTGATCAGTTTTTTTGGTTTCCGGGAAATCACGATTTATTCTATAAAGATAAACGTGATATTCATAGTTCTGCATTCGGGAGACATATTCCAGGTGTCACTGTAGTCGAAGATGTATGCACCATAGGTGATGTGACCTTAGTACCGTGGTTGGTAGGTGACGAATGGAAAAATATCAGCAAAGTTAAGAGCCGATATATGTTCGGGCATTTTGAATTACCATTGTTTTATATGAACGCTATGGTTCAGATGCCCGATCACGGTGAACTACAAGCCGATCACTTTAAACATCAAGAATATGTATTCAGTGGACACTTTCACAAAAGACAAAATCGTGGAAAAATTTGGTATATAGGAAATGCGTTTCCACATAACTTTAGCGATACATGGGATGACGAGCGCGGCATGATGGTATTAGAGTGGGGCGGAACTCCTCAATTTATTAATTGGGATAATTGCCCTAAATTTAGAACTATTAGACTAAGCGACCTAATTGATAAAAAAAGTTCTATAATGAAGAGCAAAATGTATTTGAGAGTTAATTTAGATATAGATATTAGCTTTGAAGAGGCAAATTTTATTAAAGAAACTTTTACAAATGATTATGATATTCGAGAAATTAGCTTAATTCAAGATAAAGTAAGCTTAGACACAACTGTCGACGATAATCCCGATACAACATTTGAAAGTGTTGATCAAATAGTATCCGAAAGCTTAGTATCAGTAGAATCAGAACAGTTTGATAAAAAGGTTCTGTTAGATATCTATCACAACCTATAACATTTAATTAGACAATATGTCATTCAAAATTAATAATCTTACAGTAAAAAATTTTATGAGTGTTGGGAATCAAACCCAAGCAGTAGATTTTGATCAAGACTCTCTTACTCTTGTATTAGGTAGTAATCTAGATCTAGGTGGCGATGACACTGGCTCAAGAAATGGTACTGGGAAAACTACAATTATCAACGCTTTGAGCTATGCATTATATGGTCAAGCACTTACTAACATTAAAAAAGAAAATCTTATTAATAAAATTAATGGGAAACATATGTTAGTCACAGTTGAATTTGAAAAAAATAGCATCAAGTATCGTATAGAGCGTGGTCGAAAACCCAATATTCTAAGACTATTTGTTAATGATCAACAATTAAAAACTGAAGAAGAAGACGATAGTCAAGGTGATAGCAGAGAAACACAAAAAGCAATTGAGCAAATGCTCGAAATGAGTCATACAATGTTTAAACATCTTGTGGCTTTGAATACCTATACTGAGCCGTTTCTTTCAATGAAGGCCGCAGATCAACGAGAAGTGATCGAACAATTACTCGGTATTACTTTGTTAAGCGAAAAGGCAGAACTGTTAAAAAGTTTAATTAAAGATACTAAAGATCAAATCCAGCAAGAAACTTTTAAAATTGAAGGTATTAAAACTGCTAATGAGAATGTGCAAAAAAGTATTGATAGCTTAAAGCTAAAAAGTTCTGCTTGGCAATCTAAAAAAGAAACAGAGATTGAAAGTTTAGGCAAAGCTATTATGCAGCTCGAAAGCGTAGATATCACCTCTGAACTACAATTGCATGTAGATTTAAAAACGTGGAACGACAATAACAGCAAAGTAAAAGAACTCACAAAACAAAAAGCAACATTAGATTCTGCGGTAAGCCAAGCTGAAAAAACAGTAAACAAATATACTAAAGAACTTGATAAACTTGAAACTCACAAGTGTCCTGCGTGTGATCAAGACTTGCACGATCACAAACATCAAGAAATGATGGAAACTGCTGCAAAAAATCTAACTGATGCAATTGAATACTTAGATAAAGTCAGCAACAGTCTTGAAAAAGTAAACAAGGAAATTAAAAAAATTGGCGACTTGCCTAAAAAACCAAGTACATTCTATGATACAGAAGCCGAAGCATTGGGGCATAAGAACAATTTAACCCAACTTGAGAAAAGTTTAACTGTAAAAATTGAAGAACTTAACCCATACGACGAGCAGATTCAAGAATTAAAGAATACTGCTATCCAAGAAATTACCTGGAACTATGTTAATTCATTAGTTAAAACTAAAGATCATCAAGAATTTCTACATAAATTGCTAACAAATAAAGATAGTTTTGTACGCAAAAAGATTATTGATCAAAATTTAACCTATCTAAACAAAAGATTAAGCTATTATATTGACAAACTGGGTTTACCTCATAAAGTTATTTTTCAAAATGACCTAAATGTAGAAATTACTCAACTGGGACAAGACTTAGATTTTGATAATCTATCCAGAGGTGAGCGTAATCGTCTCATACTTTCTATGAGTTTTGCTTTTAGAGATGTATGGGAAGGGCTGTATCAAAACATGAATTTATTGTTTATCGATGAGCTTGTTGATTCTGGCATGGATAGTGCAGGTGTAGAATCCGCTTTAGCTGTTTTGAAAAAAATGGCCAGAGAAAGAAATAAGAATATATACTTAATCAGTCACAAAGATGAACTGATGGGTCGGGTAAACAGTATCTTAAGAGTAATAAAAGAAAACGGTTTTACTAATTATTCAACTAATATCGATTATGTCAACTGATGAACTAGAAAAATTTAAAAAATTATATGCAGAATATCTAGAAGAAATAGTTAATCTACATAATGCCCAATATGTATTCTTACGTAGATTGGGCAGAGATTCCGTTTTTATGATCAGGCGGCACCATAAAAAGATAATTAAAATACAAAAAGAATTGTATAAAACTACAGGATTAGTTTATAAAGAGCATAGAGAAAATACAAAAGAAAGACTAGCTAATCAAAGAGTACAAAGAGCTTATAATAAAGCTAATCCAAAAACACCAGAAAGAAAAAAGAAAAATGAACAACACAATAACACAAATACAAGCAGTATTTGAAGAATTTCTAAAAGAAGATACAAAGTTCACAGCAGGCAATAGTGCTGCTGGAACTAGGTCTCGTAAGGCATTAGCAGAATTAGGCAAGTTGGTTAAGGCTCGTCGTAATGAAATCACTGCTGAAAAGAATGCTCGTAAGGAAGCTAAAGCAGAAAAGTAATCAATGACTTGGACTTATCAAGGACAAGTTGTAAATGAACTGCCCGAAGACTGTGTCGGTTATGTATATTTGATAACCAACTTAGAATCGGGCAGAAAATACATTGGCAAAAAATTAAGCAAATTTAGTAAAACAACTTATAAGACTGTAAAATTAAAAAATGGCAACAAAAAACGTAAACGAATCAAAAGCAAAATAGAATCAGACTGGCAAACTTATTATGGCTCGAACACACAATTAAACGAAGATGTAAAACAATCAGGCACAGATAAGTTCAGTAGAGAAATATTATATTATTGCAAATCAAAAGCGGAGTGCTCTTATATAGAAGCAAAACTTCAATTTGAATACCGTGTATTAGAATCAGACGATTATTACAACGGTCACATTCAAGTCCGCGTCCATGGCTCACACATAAAATCTAAAATTTAAGGCGTATAAACGGTAATAGCAAGCACCAGCTAATCTCGGGTGCCCTAGACCTGGATCTCGGATCGCAGGGATGGAAGACTCTAGCCGTTATGAGCACTCAATCACTACCCCGAAAGGGATGAAGATCGCAAACTCGCCGCGGTTTGATTGTTTGAAGTAAGAGAATAGGCAAAAAGATGGTCTAAAAAGACCAGGTTATACTAGCCAGATAGCGTTGATTAGTATAACTGCCGTTGTGAAGACGAAGCTCGTGGTACCGGACAACCGCCACTGTAATGCTTTAACGCTATGTGACTGTGCTACTCGAATGATGCACTCTTGGCCCTACTGGGCTTTAGTGTGACCGCTTTATCTGAATGATATTAATACACTGCTTCGTTAACACTTCGCAGCTTTTCTTTTAAATATATTGCTCTGAATCGAAGATGAAAGAGCAGGAGAGATTCTCTCTCCCCTTAACATATCTAATAAATTAAATAAATAAAATAAAGTTTTTTAGGACCCATCATGACTAAATTTGATACAAAGATTTATCGTTTCCCTCTTTTAGAATCAGTATATAAAGATGCTAAACCTAGTTTAGCTCGAGATTTAATAATTTTAAGAGAGAACTTCTTAATACCTTATTCTAAATACCTTGATGGGTTAACTAGATATCATCTCCTAGAAGGTAAACCAGTTGAAGATACTAATGCACTCTTTACTGCAATCAAAAAAGAAATTGATAGCGGAACAGGAATTCATGGAAAAGCAAACTTAACATTCATAGGTAAGATAGTTGAAAAATTAATGCCTCAGGCTATGGCAGATAAGTTTTTTAAGAACTTACCTGATCCAAATGCAAGTCAACCTGTTCAGAATTATGATGCTCAGGCACAAAAAGCAATTAGTGCAATGCCTCCTAAGGTACAAGCCGATGCTCAAAAATTAGTCGAAGTAGGTAAAAAGAACGCAAAATTACAGGGATATATAATAGGAGCCTTGACAGTAGGAACACAAGTTCTTGCTAAATTTGGAGGTACATACGGTGCTTCAATGGGCATTCCTCCACAATTAACAGGTGCAGTTGTTGGTGCAATTGGCGGAGGTTTGATTGCTGGCATTGCTGCTAAGATGTACGGTAAATCTTGGGGCGATGCATTTAAACAAGGTATTAAAGGTGCCCTTGCTGGAGGTGCTGCTGGTGCGTTAGGCGGATTATTAGGTGCAGCAGGCGGCGGCGGAGATGCCGGGCCAAGGATCGATGACGGTGGAGCAGCTGGCACAGGAGGAGGAGCAAGTGGAGGTAGTAATGTTGATACATCTGGCTATCCAACAGGTGGGGATCCACTTAATCCACAATTTCCGGCAACAGATGATGCAATGGCAGGTGCAACTGATGCCAGTTTAGGTGCCGCAGGTGCAGCTAATGCTGCTGATGCAATGGCAGGTGCAACTGATGCCAGTTTAGGTGCCGCAGGTGCAGCTAATGCTGCTGATGCAATGGCAGGTGCAACTGATGCCAGTTTAGGTGCCGCAGGT